GCCGTATAGGTTGGATAATAGTAAAACAAGGTACCGCTTCTTTATTAACTTCTGGAAATTATAAATTTGTTGCAGCGGATTTGTTCGGAGTAAGGGCAGCAACCTCAGCACCTGCAACAACACTACAGGCTGCCTATGACGGAAGTATTACGCCTCAAATTACCACTTCTACAGGGGGTGGGGCGGTAACAATTCGAAACGGTTCTGCCTCTGATACGAATACTACTTCTCAAAATCAAAACATAGCTGGAGCGGTAACATATTCAGTAAAAGGGAACGGGGAGATTTATACCGCCGCAAGCCCTACGGCAACCGCTTTTGTAGAGTACTTCGGAAACACAGGCGATGATGTTATTCGTCCAAAAACTTTGGCAGATACTAAAACAGAGATAGTTACTTTAGCTTCGGTAAATGCGGGGTTGGGATATACCGCAGCAAACAACGCCACAGTCCTACACAGGACAGGCGGACTTAACGAAAGTGTTGATGGGGTGAAAACGTTTACAGATGAAATACAAGTGCCTAGCATCCTTTTTAGTGGTACGGGTGCTATATATGACACAGGAACGTTTAACACTACTATAAGCGCAACTACAGGTACAGATGATAGGAGTATATTGTTTCCAGACAAAACAGGAACAATAGCACTTACGTCTGAATTAAACGTGCTTATTGCAGATGCTTCAACAGCAACATCAGGTAACGCAGGTAAATTAAGATATAGAGTTTCGGGAAATAATTCGTATATTGACATCGTTATGCAAACAGGCGCAAGCACTTACGAATGGATAAATATTGTTCAAAATAATTGGTAAAATCATGGGTAAAAAATATGTAGCTGACGTTTTCGAAACGACAGCGGGAAAAAATTTAGATACAGGTAAGGTTGATGTGTCGAATAATAATACAGGTTCGGTTATTGATTTAGGTAATCAATCTGTTAATTATTACAACATGGGTGAATCTGACAACCATTCATTCACAACATATACATTGGCAAATATTGTAAACGGGGGAAAAGCCAGACTATTAGTTAATACTCCGACATTCCCAACAATAACAGGAGCGACTAATATTAAAGGAGATGATTTTCAAGCTAATACTGATATTTATCTGGAGGTTGAAAATAGTGGGGGTAGAATCGAATATTGGGTAAAACAAATTTATATCAATCCCTTTGCTGATTTAACAGCATTGCCTTTTGGAATCATAGTAAATGAATCAACAATAGCTAATGTGTTTTTGGGTACTCCATCTGTTTTAAAAACCGCATCTGGTAGGTTTTTAATTTCTCATGATAATTTTGGTTCTGCTACTTCATATTTGACAAGTGGAGTTACTTCAGTATATTATTCTGATAATATTAACACAGGAGAATTTACTTTTGCTCAAAATATTTCAGATATGTTTTGGAGCACTATTTTTGAATATAACGGTGATGTTTATTTATTAGGCATTTTAAAGCAATTTGGGAATGTTACTATTTCAAAATCAACTGATAACGGAATTACTTGGAGTGCTGCCGTAAGTGTTTTAACTACCCCTACTGGAGCATTTACTTATCAAGGTTGGCACAAGTCTAGTGATAATGTAATTTTTAAAGATGGATATTTGATTTGTCCTATCGAAGCTGTTAGGGCAACTGCTGCGGGTATGGATTGGGCGAAATACTTTGACTCTACTATTGTGTTGGCTAACCTGACAGATTTAACGAATCCTTCAAATTGGAGTTACTCCAACATAGTAACTTTTAATGGGGTGAATTTAGAAACTAATTTAATAGCTAAAAATGAAATAGCAACAAAACAACCATCTAACACTACAGCTTATAAAGGATTTTTAGAAGGGTCTTTAATCGAGTTAGCAAGTGGAGATTTAAGAATGTTTATGAGATTAGAGCAAACGCCTAATTCAAATCACGCTTTATATATGGATATAGCTTGGAATGCAACAACACCACCATCATCTATTTTAAGTAGTACTCAGAATTTTATAGACTTACTAGGAGGTAATGTTAATTTTCAAGTAAAATATGACGTTATAAGTGGTAAACATTGGACTTTAGTTAACGCAAACCGTTATAAATACTACACTGACCAGCGAACCGAAGTTTATTTAGCTAGTAGTTCTGATGAGGGACTTACATGGAGTTATCACGGCAAGGTTCTAGGATATGATGTTACTGTCGCTAATTGGCAAACAGTTATGGCGCAAAACGCGGTTCAATACTCATCATTCGAAATAATTGATAATGATTTAATAGTTGTTTCCAGAACCGCTAGTGATTTAGCAGTTAATTATCATGATTCAAATATAACTTCATTAGCTAAAATTAAAAATTTTAGAAGTATATCTATACAGTCTTTTGTCGCTGGTTCAATGATTATTGATGAAAATTCAGAAAGATTAGAAGATGCTAACGGGATTGCAATTATAAGAGATAGAAGTGTTAATCAAAATAGCCCTTTTATGTTAGATGCACAAAACGCAAATAAACCTAATTGGGTAAGTGGAGGAATACAATTTGATGGATCTAGCTGGTTAAGGTTAATGCACAGTGAAAGATTATCACTAGGACATGGAACTGGAATGTCTGTATTTGTGGTGATTGAAAACCTACAGACTGAGTTTTTTAGACGAATATTATCAAATGATAACGGTGTTGTTCAGGCTAATACATCAGGAGAGGGCGGTTGGTGGTTTAGTCCTGAAAATGGTTTAGGAGTTGAGCAAAGTTACCCAACATATACAGACCTTACAAGTGGTAACAACTATATTATAGCTACTTCATTTGATAAAGCAAATCATTTTTTATATAATTATAAAAACGGCACGAATAGAGGTAATCCTACGGGTTCTAATGTAAACGTAACTTGGAGTTCAGACCACCTAGTTACTTCATTGCCTTATTCTGGAACTAATTATAAAGAGATTTTAATCGGGAAAAGAAATATTGGAGCAAGTACTTTGGCTTTCACATCAAAAATAAAAGCAATTCACATTATTCCTGAATTTAAAAACTCAACCGACATGATTGCCTATATGAATGCTTTAAATGCTATTTATGGTATTTACTAAAAAACAAAACAAAAAGCAACTGCCTAATCGAGAGGCTGGCTGGAGAGAGCGAGGTTGCTTTTTTCAAAACTTAAATTAAAACGTAAAATTAAATAGATATGAACTACATAGTATCGTGGATTATAGTAAAAATGATGATGACTGGTTGTCCTGATACTCCAAAACCTAATGAGTTTGGAGTTATTCAAAACAGCAATATTTCTTGTGCTGCGATGCATTTTAGAGATGAAAAGTTTCCTAACGAGAAAATATTCGAAAGCAAGAAACAAGCGTATGTTTTCTTAGAAAAACTAAAAGAGTACTCTAAATTTGAAGAGTCTAAAAATTCATTATCATTCAATGCGGTTAAAGTAGAAAGTATTAAAATAGATTCAGTAACAGTAAATAAATAAAATATGAACAAGATTAAAGAAAATTGGCTGCCATTATTATTGGTCGCTATCGGGTACATAGCCAACAACACAGTTGTATTAACAGAAATGCTGACAAAAATTAACGCTCCTGATTGGTTGTTTAGTGTTGTTAGCGGAGCTGGTATGCTTTGGGCTGCATTTAAGTTGTTTAACTCTAAATCGGCATCTATCAAAGCTGAAATTGAAGAAGCTTTAGCGAAAGACCCGAAAGAAGAAGCTAGGAATTTTATCGGTACGCCCCGTGTTCCAAAAACTAAATAACGCAATTACTTATATTCCCATTCTAATAGTTTGGGAATATTTGTTTTTATTCTTAATTAGGAATACAGATTGGTACGCCAATAATGCAGGATGGATAGACGATATTGATACTTGCTTAGTTTTACTCGCTATAATTCACTTTTTAGCCTATATCGAACTATACAGCAAATTAAAGATTATTTACTTCTTTTGCCTATTCTTAATTATCCAATTGCAATTAGCTTATTACTACATACCTGAGAATATTTACTTTTTACTATATTTGTGTATTATTACTTACCCAATTATCAGAACATTTATTTAGCATGGAGGAAACAAAATTACTTATAGGCAAAGTAGAGAGGTTAGAGAATCATTTTCAAGTCTATAAAAACGACATGAACGACGTTAAAGACGGTATGAAAGATTTAAGAACTGCTATAATAGGTAATGATGTTAATGGGAACAAAGGTTTCTTGCATTTAATAAACAAGATTGACGAAAAAGTAGATGCAATGGAAGCTAAACAAATTTCACTAGAAAAAGACGTTAACAACGCTAAGTATGTTGCTAGAACCTTTTGGGTAGGAGTTGTAGGTTTTATATTTTGGCTATTTCAAAAATAATATAATTATGAGCAATCTACACATAAAATACAAAACACTTTTAGCTAAATACGGTATTAATACACCGTTGAGAATAGCACATTTTATGGCGCAAATCGAACACGAAAGCGAGTTAAAGCCAAAAAGCGAAAATCTTAACTATTCAGCAAAAAGAATGTTGGAAATTTTCAAATCTGATTTTGATACCAACAGAGATAAATGGCTAAGCCCTAAAGAAAAAGATAAGGTTATTTATTTACTGGGGAGTCCTCAAAGAATTGCTAATTTTGTTTACGCAAATCAAAACGGAAACGGAAACGAATCAAGCGGGGAGGGCTGGAAATATCGAGGTCGTGGATTTATTCAAATTACAGGAAAATATAACTATTTTAGACTACACATTGATACAGATTTAGATTGTGTTAAAAATCCAGATTTACTATTGTCAGAGCCTAACGCTATGTTGTCGGCTTGTTGGTTCTGGAAGTTAAGAGAACTTAATATATTGGCTGATAAAGATGATGTTATAAGAATAACTAAGCGCATAAACGGAGGATATAACGGAATCGAACATCGAAAAGAATTGCTTATAAAATGGAAAAAGGAACTAAAAATTTAATCGTTTGTTTTTTGCTAGCTATATCAATACTGCCTTGGTTAGGTTGCGGTAAAAGAACAACCTCTACAGCTCACACGAGCATAAAAAATGATTCCCTACAAATCAATAACAGCTTCGAATTAACGCAAAATGCAACGTTTAGTGATATTGGTACGATTCGACCTTTTGACCCGTTAAAACCGATGCTATGGAACGGATATTGGCACTATAATACAGTTATTGAATTTGATAAAAGCATTAAAAAAGGAATTTATATTAAGGCTAATGATAATTTGAGCTATACAGGCTCGGAAGCTAATGCAGGATTGAAAGAAACGCAAAGCAATAACCGTAATTTACTATGGATTGGACTAACCGCAGTTATTGGCACGCTATTTGTAATCTATCTTACACTAACAAAATATAAAATACTATGAAAAAAATTATACTTAAACTAGAGGTTACTTACGATAAAATATCTAAATTTTTATTTGATAAAGACGTAGTTTGCAAGCCTTAAAATATTCATTTTACCATAATAGGATAATGAGTTTCGAAACCCGATACAACTAGATTTGTATCGGGTTTTGCGTTTTTTGTTTTTTTTTATTCGGCAGACAGTTGAATATTTGTAGACATTAGTTATCTTTGTAATCTCTTATGGAACAATTACACATAATTTTTTCATTACCTTTACATTAGGTTTTTCCATTAATCTAAAAGTTTGTTTGTTGAATGCCGTTACAATTAAGTAACGGCATTTTTTTATTTAATATTTTCTAAAAAATAAACTAAAAAATATACAAGCGTAACATATTTTTGTTTATATTTGCAGTAACAAAAACTTTTAATAATGGAAAATATGGAAGCAAAAGAATTAAGAATTGGCAATTTAGTTTACAGGACTAATAAGTTAACAAAAGAAAAATTAACCCTTGAGCTTACCGCAAGTTGTATACTTGATATTGCATGTAATGGAGTTATGAGCAGTTATATTTATGCGCCAATTCCATTAACTGAAGAATGGCTTGAAAAACTAGGGTTTGAAAAATTGAAAAATTCTAATGAGTGGTACTTTATAACGATTCATGGCTTTGAATTATCGATTCACGCATCTGGATACGAAATTTGTTTTGGCAGTGGTCAAACTTTCTTAAAAGGATATTTTAGACACGTACACCAATTAAAAAACCTATATTTCGCATTAACAGGAGAAGAACTTTTAATCAAACAACCATGAGCCAACAACTAAACCCTGAATTATTACGCCCTGTAAACGAACTTAAATTCACTTTCTGTATCATGCTAATCGAGGAAAACTACAGGTCTTTTATAGTGTTTTTAGAAAACAAATCAGGTGAAATTATTATTAACAACTCTTATAATTAGGATTATGTCAATAGAAAAAGTAAAAATGTTTACGGTTATATGTGATAATTGTAAAGAAAGCGCAGATGAAGGAACCGATTATTCCTGTTGGAATGATGAAAACGGAGCAAAAGATGTGGCTATGGAAGCAGGTTTTATCAATGAAGATGAAAATCATTACTGCCCTAAATGCTATAATTATAATGACGATGATGAACTTATGATCGATAAAAAAAGATTTGTCGATACTATTAAAAACAACGGTTGGATTAAAATTGAAAGTGAAGCGGATTTGCCGAAAAACGGATACTACGAAGTAGTTGTAAGAGGCACAGGAGAAATAACGAGAGCTTCATTGGATAATGAATATCGTACAAAGTCTTTGGTAACATACTACTCACACTACCAGCCAATTCAAAAACCACAACCACCAATTTACTAACCATGATATCAGACAACGCAATCAAGCTAGCCACGCAATTAATAAACAACGGCTACAAGCTAAAAGTATTCGACAGTAAAAACCGAATTACTTTAGTAAAAGACAAAACAACAATTTATATTAACCCTAGAAAACAAAAAGAATAATGAAAGAAAAAACAAAATATAATCCTGATGCTGACTATATTATCGATGTTGACTTATTGATTAGTCATTACAATAAAGAGAACCCAACGCTTTTGCCATTAAGCAGAACGCTATTATCTGAGCTGTTAGGAGTCAATAAACAGTTGTTCTCAGATTGGAAAGCTGGAAGAACTCCAAAATGGGTTTATCATTTATTTAAAATGATGGATATTGGAAAATGCAACTTTGATAAATTCATAGTAGAAAAAAAATAAATAAATAAACTTTAGAAAATTATGGACTTATCAAAAACAATTATCCCGAAATCAGACCAGTTAAACGCTGATGATTTAATATCAGGGGCAAAAACTATTAAAATTCGTGACATAAAAGGCGGTAATGACGAAGCCCAACCCGTATCAATTTACTTCTACGGAGACAACAACAAACCGTTTAAGCCGTGCAAATCTATGCGTAGGGTTTTGGTTCAGTTGTGGAGTGCGGACGGATTGCAGTACATCGGCAGAAGATTAACCTTGTATCGTGAGGATACTGTGAAATGGTCAGGTATTGAAGTGGGTGGTATTAGGATTAGTCACGCTTCACACATTGCAGAACCTACACGGGTACTTGTTACTATTTCAAGAAATAAGCGTGTACCAATAACTATTGAAGTTTTACCTCCTGTAGAATTAAAAGATTTAGCTGGAGCAAAAAAAGCAGTACAAGAAAAGAAAATCACTCTTGATGCTATTTTAGAAAAGTATGATTTAAGCGAAGAACAACTTAAAAATTTGAAAGATGAAACAGTCTGACCAAATCGGGTGCGGATATTGTAACAAAGAGAAAACATGTAAAATCCGTGATCCAAAAATAAATAAAGCAAAACTAGGTTGTGAAGAATTTAAACACTATTTAAAAGATGGAGATAAAAAAATTTAAGTGCAGAGCTTCAAAAGGAGGCACGTTATTAATGAACGACAGAAGCGGTAAAGCAATGGGAGAAACTGCAAAATCATATTTAAAAGAATGGCTTATTTCGGAAATTACAGGAAAAGAAAAAGATATTAAATCAAAATATCTTTCTAGAGGTAACGCAATGGAATCGACAGCAATCGAAAGAGCTGGGAGGCATTACGATTGCGAGTTCCAAAAAAATGAAATTAATTTAGAAAACGAGTATTTTACAGGAACTTATGATTCGAAAAACCTTGAAAGAGTAATCGATACAAAAGTACCTTTTGACGCTTTTACGTTTCCCTTTTTCGTTACTGAACCCGATAAAGATTATTATGCTCAACTTCAGATTTACATGGAGTTGACAGGGTTGAAAAAAGCGAGCCTTGTGTATTGTTTGGAAAATGGAAGCGAAGAACAGATAGAGAAGTTATCTTGGCAAATTGCAAAAGATTTAGGCAAAGACGAGCCTGATATTGAAGAGTGGGAATTAGCAGAAAAAGAACTAAGCTACGACCACTTACCCGACAATCTAAGGATTAAAGTTTTTGAATTTGAGTACGACAAATCTTTTATCGAGCAATTAGAAGTAAGAGTACTACAGGCTAGAAAATATATTGAAACCGAGTTATTAACAAAAATACCGACTGCAATAAACGAAATAAAAGTAAATCAATAAAAACTAAAAAAATGAGCGAAGTTACAGGAAAAATTAAAGTAATCGGATCAGAACAACAAGTATCTGCATCATTCAAAAAACGTGAATTAGTAGTAACAACTAATACGCAATACCCGCAGCATATACCAATTGAATTTAAGCAAGACAAAACAGCTTTATTGGATAATTACAAAGTAGGTCAAGAAGTAAAAGTATCGACCAATATTACGGGAAGAGAGTGGGTTAATCCTAGTGGCGAAACTAAATACTTTTTAGGATTAGAAGGTTGGAGAATCGAAAAAATAGCTGATGAATCACCAACGGATGCAGATGACAAGCTCGAGGATTTGCCTTATTAATTAATAATACCAATAAAACATAGGGAAGTTAACGTATGTGACATTCCATAATTCGTATTGACGCGTGCGACTATGTTTTTAAAACGAACAGATTGAGGAAGAAATTTTACAATATTATTAAAACAAACAAACTTATGAAACCAGCAGAAGAAAAAATAAAAGAGTTTAAGCAACAGTTTAAAATATCTATTGAACCGCATAAATATACAGGCGGTCAAAGATGCGGAATAATGCCAAGTACCGTGGTAGGTATTCATGAAGAATTAGGAATCGAAATTAGAATCAAGACACATAGACAAAACCACAAAAACAGAGAATTATTACAGACAATTTTTGATTTAATTTTTTATGAATTAGTTAAATAAAATGACAAGAACCGAGTAACTTTTATCAATCGGATTACTAAGAATTGAAGAAATATCAAAGCTTATCAACTTAGGCACGGATACTATTCGTTACAGAATTAAATTAATAGGAATAACTCCTTTTGAGCGTTGGTGGTACGATGAATACCAGCTAGAAATGATTAGGAATTATGAGGTTTATAAAGAATAATTCGTGTCTTTGATGTAACCGCAAACCACTACTTGCGAGAAGATATTTAGACGTTGTCTAACTTAAAGGGCTTTATGATTGTAGTGGATCATAAGGCTCTTTTTATTTTTTATATCATGAAACCATACCCAGACCAAGAAAAATCCATAACTGAAATATTCCAAGAGTTTCAAACAAAACAAAGAATACTTTTCCAGCTTTCGACTGGTGGTGGAAAAACTGCTATTTTTTCTTTTGTCGCAAAGAAATTTATCCGAGAGAACAAGCAGCGTGTTTTGGTTTTAGCGCACCGTGAAGAATTAATAACTCAAACTTTATCAACCCTTAGAAACATTAACGTTACTTGCGAAAGTGTTGTAGCCTCGAAAAAGAAGCTACAGCATCATTCAGATTGTTATGTTGCAATGATTGAAACGATAAAAAATCGTTTAAGAATTGACCCTGAATTTTGTAAAGATATTGGATTGATAATTGTAGATGAGGCACATTTGGATATGCACAAAGAGGTATTTGAATATTTTTCAGAAGCTAAAATTTTAGCCGTTACAGCTACGCCAATTTCACTCAAAAAAATAAACTTCACAAGATGTTCAGTTTGTAAAAAAGACCATTCTGAAACTGTTCAATGTTGCGGTTTTGAAACTTACGAATACACCCGAAATTTTACATACTCAGAAATTTACGAAAATATTGTAATTGGTAAATCGATTTCAGAATTAATTTTGTCAGACCGCTTAGTTCGAGATTTGAATTATGAGATTGGAAATATTGACAGAAATTCTTTTGCTATCGATGCAAAAACAGGAGATTTCGACAAACAAAGTACCGATAAATATTTCGGTCAATTTAATGTGGTTAAAAACTATGAAGAGATTTGTAAAGGCGAAAAAACTATTATTTTCAACAGTTCCACAACCACAAACAAAAACACATTCGATTTTTTTGTTTCTGCAGGTTATGAAAACGTTAGAATGCTGGACTCCAAGAACACTAAAAAATCAGAACGTAAGCCAATTTTAGAATGGTTTAAAAACACGCCTGACGCAATCTTGCTAAACTGTGGGGTTTTGACGGCTGGATTTGACGAACCTACAATACAAGCGGTAATTCTTAACCGTGCGACCTTGTCTTTGTCTTTGTTCTTACAAATGATAGGCAGGGGCGGTAGAAAATGCGATTCAATCTACAAGCCTTATTTTAAAGTAATTGACGGAGGTGGTAACATTCAATATTTTGCATCAAAATACGGAGGTAGTGGAAAATGGAGTGATGAAATAGATTGGAGAAGTATTTTTTATGGAACTAATGAAAGACCGAGGGCAAAAAAAGAAGCTTTGGATAGCACAAAACTTTGTGAAAATTGCGACTGTTTGATTTCTAAAAACTCTTTAGAATGTGAGGAATGCGGTTTTATATTTGAAGAAAAGAAAAAAAATGAAACAATATCTGATGAAGTAGCTGTTTTAGTCGATGAAATACCAAAACCTAACGGTAAAAAAATAGTTGAATATGTTGAAAGGATTGGTAGAGATAAAAATTTTGCTTGGGTAATTCTTCAAAATCAGATCCTAGATTTATTTGTGAGGCATGAGGTTACATTTGGTACATATAAAAAAACAGAAAAAAACGGTAAATTTGATATTTCTATGCGTGGATTAATCAAAGAACCATATTCAAGTATACAGGGTTCGCGACTCGAAGGCACTTCTTTACGCACAAAAGCCTATATTATAAACAAGGTAAAATCTAAATTAGAAAAATATTATGAGAACAGAAAATGAAACTTTAATCCAGCAAAGAATTGTACAATTTATCAGAAAAGAATATTGTAAGCCCGAACACGAACCTCGTTTGATTTGCATGAGTGTTCCAAACGGAATAGGTTTAAATGTTCCTTTGTCTATAAAAAAGATAGTTGATAAAGCCATTGCTGTAGCTATTGAAGTTATGAAATTAATCGGCTTAACAGTAGGAGCTTCCGATTTACAAATACACGGAATGTACGGGCGTTGCGCTCATTTAGAAATAAAAACATCTATCGGAAAACAATCGGAGGATCAAATTAAGTTCCAGAAGCGTATTGAATCGTTGCATGGAAAATATTATTTAATTCGTTCATTGGAAGATGTTAAAAAAGTGGATTTTGATTGGTTGTTAGGAAAGTATTAGTATATTTACAAAACCATTCCTAGCGAGTGGTTTTTTATTCAAAATCAACGTAAAAAATATTACAAATGACAAAATATGATGCTACTCAAAAGGTAAAAAAACGAATAGACTTATTTACAAAAGATGAAGTCTCCAAGGAATTAGGAATATCAAGACCCACACTTGATGCACGTATAAAATGGCACACTTGGAAAATATCAGAAATTGCATTAATAGAAAAATTATATTTATGAAAACATCCGAAGCAATAAAAAGACTGCATTTTACGATATCAAAAAAAAATAAACCAAACGAATCTGATATAGAAGCTTTGAATCAAATAATAAGAGATTATAAAAAGCAATCAGAAGAAACAACAAAAGAGCATTATCTTTTAGCTAAATTATATGCTGTTGTACTTCGTTCGAATACAGAACATTTAGAGGATATAAATAAAGCAAATGCAGTTGTAAACGATATTCTTTCTAGTCCTTTAGAAAACCATATACAAAGATTGTTGTTAGTAGTTAAACATCAAAATTTATCAAATTATTTCGAAAGCAAAGAAATATATGATCCTTTACTCAATAAAGAAAACTTTGAAAGTTATAAAAACCTGTTTCCTGAAATATCGAAAGAGGGTATAGATTATGCTTTTAACGCATGGGATACAGAAAACATAACTCAACATTTTCAATTTACAGTTAATCAATCTTTAATAAATTTCAAAAATAATGTTTGAGGAAATCCCGATTAACGGAGAAATTAAAAAGAAAGCCATTTCTTTTTTAGATACTGAAAAATACAGGATAAAACATACTGACGAAATACCACTTCCGGACACGGTTCTTTCGTTTGGAGGTCAAGTTGTTTCTACTAGAAAAAATATTTTTGGAATAACCGGAAAAGCTAAGGTAGGAAAGTCTTTTTTAATGACGCTTATAAACGGAGCGGTGTTAAAAAAAGGAGAAACTGGTGCTTTAGCTTCGTACCTACCTAAAGGAAAAGATAGAATATTATACATTGATACAGAGCAGTCAGACTATCATGTTTCATTAGTAGTAAAGCGTATAAAGGATATTGCAGAAGAAAATAAAATGGATAACCTACTTATGTACGCGTTTGATTCAGTACCTACTCAACAGCGTTTTGAATATACTGAGTTTTTAATACAGAATACTAAAGATGTAGGCTTGGTTATAATTGACGGTATTTCTGATTTAGTAAAATCGGTAAACGATGAAATAATTGCTTGTGATATGGCTGACACTTTAAGAAGGTGGGCTACAATGCAAGATGTTGCAATAGGATATGTACTTCACCAAAACCCGTCAGACAACGCAAAAATGAGAGGGCATTTAGGAACTGTTTTAATGAACAAAAGCGAAACGGTGATACAAATTAGTAGCAGCAAAGAAAATGAATCAATAAAACTTGTAGAAACTACGCAAACTCGTAACCGTAAACCAGACAACTGGTCTTTCGAGATTGTAAACGGTACGCCTATAGTTATGGATGAATGTTATTCTGAACCGAAGGCAGGAAGAAAATTAGCTGTTGTTTTAACTGATATGGATAGATATTCTTTATTAAATAAAGTTTTTGCAGGTATTCCATTATCAGAAGGAATTTCCCCAACTGTTTTAAAAGAAAATATAACAGATGAATATACCGCTAAATTTGGAAGCGTGGGAGACACAAAAATAAAAGAATTTATGGCTTATTGCCGTGAAAAAAAATGGTTGGTTCAACCTGACGGGAATAGAACAAATTACTTTTTGTACGAATTTTCAAAAGATTAAAGGTCGCGGTCGGAATTATAAAAATAATTAGCGACCTACAAATGTAAGAATATTACAAAGATTTTTTTACGTAGGTCGTAGGTCGGAAATTGTTTTTAATTCGCGACCTTGATGTTTTAACATAATTAAAAAGAAAAATAACTAAAAAGTGTTAAAAAGATAAATAGTCGGTAATGAATTTAATTTTTGACTTATAAAAATTCAAAGGGCGGAAATGTAGCGACCCTTATATAAATAAGGGTCGCGACCTACGCCCTAAAAAAAATAAATTGTGTTGCTTGGAAAATCCCATACCTAAAAATCGAGCCTTATCTGAAAACTAACCAACACAATTCACAATAACAACTTAAAAACAAAAAATATGAAAACAGTACTGCAAGAATTAAAAGAAGATTTACAGGAATCAATAAATGGATTGCCTGATACTTTAAAGGGTATTAATGATTTGTTTGTTAGAAAAACAGTAACAAATGCTGTTTTAATAGCTTATAATTGCATTTTAAAAAAAATAGATAGCGAACTTTTAGAAAAAGAAAAACAGCAAATTATTGATGCTTACACTAAAGGAAATAGAGAAGAGTTCTATGATGGTTCAGAAGAATTAGGACTAAATTATTTCAACAAAACATTTAAACAGGGATAACATGAAAAAAGAATTTGAAACATTTAAAAACTTGTCACAAAGTTATTTTGTAGACCAAATTAAGAAAAACGAACCTTCTAGTATTAATTTTTTAGATTATAGAAAATACAAAGTAACTATTGAGTTAGTGGAAGAAAGTAAAGATATTTTAATTCAAAGGCTTGAAAATTTACTAGTTGAAACTGTAGGGTTTAATAGAAGGCAAATCATTAAAGACGAAATTAAAAAACTTCAATCATCATGAAACCAACACCACTAGAAAGAATAACCCGTGTAATGGAGTACTACAGAAAAAGAGGAGGAAACAGCGAAAGAGTTAATAATGTTTATCGAAAGATATTGAAAAATAAATAAAAATATGTTGCTGATATACATAAAATAATTTATATATTTGCAAAGAAAACTTTAAATAACGTTCATTATTGTGCTTGTAGCGAACTGACACAAGACAATTTATCGGAGTTAAAACAAATAATAACAAAGAAAAAACAGTAATTAAATTAAACCAAAATCTAGCTATAAGTACAATAAATTGTTCTAGGCAGGTTTTTTAACACTAACGAATTATGAAAAAAGAAAAAGATTTCACATCAGACATTGAACAAGTTAAAACAGATTTATCTGAAATTGAGCAAAGAATTGCAGTAAATGAAGCATCGCTTGTAGAGATGAAAAGGCACAAAGCTACTTTAGAGTACTTTTTAGATACTATTGATTTTTAACCTGCGTAACTTTGGCTAACAGCTATAAATGTATTACAATTATGAAAAAGTACACTAAAACAAAGGTTGTTCGAATTTCAGAAGTACAATTGAATAATTTGATAAAAATGAAGTCTTATGGTGTTGATAATGGTAATTTTATTCGTAATGCAATTGCTGAAAAAATAAAAAGGAAGTATTCAGATTTACTCCCTAAACCTAAAAAAACCATATTGTCCTTTTTAAAATTTAAAAAATGAAACAAGTAAATAAACGCACAACAGACAAAAGAGAAACGATTTTTGAAATGGAACACCGATTAAAACAAGAAGCGAAAGAAATTTCGAAAAATCATGTAGATGTTAAACCTATAAAATATTTAATAAGATGAAAAAAATACACATTAGCAATGATGATAATTATGCAACTCCTCCAGAATTGTATAATGAATTAAATAATGAATTTAATTTTGACTTTGATCCGTGTCCTTATTGTGAAGGCGAATTAGTTGATGGATTATCAATTGATTGGGGTAAATCAAATTACATAAACCCTCCATATAGTCAAAAGTTAAAGGAAATGTTTGTTAAAAAATCAATAGAAGAAAGCAAAAAAGGAAATACTTGTGTTTTGCTTTTACCAGTATCAACTTCTACAAAATTATTCCACGAATACATTAAGCCAAATGCAAAAGAAATAAGGTTTTTGAAAGGACGTGTAAAATTTGGTAAGCGTGATATAGATGGTAATTTTATACCAAGCAAACAAGGAGGAACTAAGGATTCAATGATCGTGATATTTTAAATATCAACTATGATAAAATCAATAAACCAAATAAACAAAAACACAGCGGAAGGTAAATTGCTTTTCGCTGCATTGGTAAAACTATCTGAATTACACGGAAAAACTATTGCTGATATATTACAGGAATTGAATGGGTTGGCTGGTAAATTGGAGAAGAAAAAATAAATAAACAAAAAATTAGAATTATGAAAACAACGGTTAAAACCACAATTAAAGGAAGTGAAAATCTTTTCGTTAAAGAGTCAGTAGACAAAATTTACGATGCTTTAGGGGATAAACACGCGTTTATTAAGCTTACATTAGTTTCTCACGATAACAAGGAAACAAAAGTAGGTATCAAGAAAACAACAATCAAAATGTTTAAACAATGAAAGATTTAGTAGAGAGAATTATTTCGATTAAAGCCGAGATAAAAGAGTTGAAATACAAGCGTAACGAAATACATAATCAAATCCAAAAAAAAGAAGATGTATTGGAAGAGTTAGAAAAATTAACCGTTAATCAATTAGATTTATTTAAAGATGACAAAAACTGAGTTAATTAAAGAGAATGAACGTTTAGAGCAAGAGTTGCATAATTCTCAAAATTCCTGTATTTATTTGGAGCGAGAAACCGAGAACTATTCTAAGCTTTATTTTGACTTAAAACAAGATGTAGATGAGCAAGAAATTCTTAAGTTTTTACAAGAATGTAGCGTTGTTCAAAAACAGCAATTAGAAGATTTTATAAAAACATTATGAAAAAAGAATGTAAAAATTGCGTTCACTTTCAAAACTCGATATGCGTAAAAAACTCTAAAAACGGTTATTTCAATTGTGCTAAATTTAAAGCGTTACCAACTGGAAATATAGAAGGTTTAGAAGAACAGAAAAGACAAGCTTATATTGCTGGAGATACTGAAAAAGCTAGAGAGTTTCAAAAACAAATAGACTGGTTTAATCACGGACTTAAATAAAATAAATATGCTAACGGGAAAATGTAAAGAAGAATTTGAGTATAAATTTAATATGTCTAATTTTAACGAATTAGACGATACTCTTAAAAACGCAAGATATATTGATTTTTTTGATTCAAAAGGAATAAATATTAATATTCAGGTTATTTATGACCGATAATGCGAATACGTGAGAGGATTTGATTCTGAAGTAATATTTATCATGAACGGAAGTTTGTATATTAATAACTCAGACTGTTTAAAAGATGATATTTACGAAACGAGATTTGAGGCTACAAATATAGCCGTAATAAAAGCTAACGAAATTTACAACATCCTAAACAAAGACTAACTTTAACGAGTTAGTTTTTTATTTTGTAATTATTTTTAATATTTTTCTAAAAAAGTATTGTTTATGTAAATATATTAATTATCTTTACATCAGAAATAAAAACAACAACACTAAAAAATAGAAATTATGATAACTACTACAACACAATACAGAGTAATATTTGACAATCCTACGGCATTTAGCAATAAAAAAGCATCAACAATGTGGTATAATTCATTAGAATCTTGTTTAAAATGGATGGAAAAAGAAGGAGCTGAATTAATATCAAGAGAATTAATAAAAGATTCAGAATCTTTTAAAAAATATAGAGATGCAAAGTTTAATTAAAAAAAAGAAAAACGATTTATTAACTCTTGCTCCTTTAGAAATAGAGGAGCAAATAATAAATATTCTAGGACTGAAAGTTTCTGTAATAAAAGAAAACAATAGATTATTAATTGCACTACAATCGTATCAAAGTTGTTTTAAATTAATGGAAAGATTGCATTGGGATTTTGATTTTAGCGTACACAAAAAAAATAAAAATTATATCGTTGAAATATGGGAAGAATAGCGCAAATAAAAGCTAAATGGGATAAAAAGAAAAATGAAGTCCTTACAGAAGAAGAAATGAAAAAGAAAGTTGAAGAAAAACAAATAAAATATGAAAACAACCCTCGAAGAAGAAATTAATATTTGGTTATTATTTTGGGGCGGTACGGCATTAATATTTATTATTATGTGGTGTATTGCTAATTTTAAAACAAATACAGATAATAAAAAAGCTGTCAGAAGCAATAAAACAACTAATACAAATAAAAACGGGAGAATATAGATTTTCAATTTACGCAAAATGGTCATTTGGCTTTAATTTAAGCTACGAATACGGTCAAATATTATTGACAATTCCTTTTATGACAATGCATTTTTCAATTAGAAAACACGCTTATGGGTATAATATATTTGATAAATTAAAGAAATAATAATTATGCAAAGAAAATCAATAATAATCCTAATACAGCCCAATAAAGAGCCAATTGCAAGGGGTAATTTTAAAAAGCTATGTGAGGAGTTTAATTTGCCTTATCACAGCTTAAAGATGCTTAAATTTCCAATTAATTATAAGGATTGTGTTATCCATAAATCAGAGTTCAAATAAACATCTTTATTTTAAAAATAAACTAAAAAATGTTTGCGTTATATATATTTTTATGTATATTTGTACTCAACAACAAACAAATATAGGTTATGAAAACTACATTTATTAAATACGGAAAAGTTTTAAGCGTTATACAAAGTGAAAATGGTATAAATAAAGTTTTTATTGAAAAAATAAGCTCTCTTAAAGATATAGTTTCTGATACAGAATCTTTCTGTATTCAATTAAGTTTGTCTAAACTTAGCAAAACATTAAATAATATTAAATCATTAGGTTTTGATTGCGAAGTTGATTATGATTATGGATTTGATTTTGAGTGCAAAATATATTGTAATTTAAAATATTAATCAGATATGTATATAGTAATATTATCTTATATATTAGTTTTCATAATATTTTTTTCATACTTAGTTTTTTTTATATTCATAATAATAATATGTTTAAAATTTTATAACAAAATATTAAAAAATGAATGATATGAATGATAATATTTATTGGATAATTAATCAGAACACATATACTGTTGACGGAATAGAAGTTCCCAAAGGACGCATGATTAAAATGAATAAAAAAACAGACAGACCTATTCATAATAAAAGCTGGAGAAAAGCAACTGATTTAGAGGTCAAAACTAAACAATATTATAAAGGAAATTATTTTAACCTAATAAATGTATAATTATGATGTTACACGCAATAAATGTTCTTAAACAAGAGATTGAAAGGACTGAATATGACTTTCAGTTAATAAAAAAAAATAAAGAAGTTAAAGAAATTTTAGAGGAGAAAAGAAAACAAATTAGATTAGCTATCACTTGCCTTGAATTAGTAGAAAAAGGACTTGACCCTTTTGAAAATGGAGCTTTTATATGGGAAGGATATAAAAAAATTGAATCAGATGAATGAAGCAATATTTATCCTAGAAAGGGAAAAGAAGCTTTTAGAAGACTGTATAAAAGAATGGCACAATCACAGTCATCCAGAAGCTTTTAAACAAAGGAATAAGAAGTTAAAAGAAATTAATAACGCATTAGAAATTTTAAAAAATGAAAATAATAATTAAAATAGCAATAGTATTTTTTATTAGTCTGCTTTTTTGGAAGGTATGGGAAACGATAATTGATTTTTACGCAATATTAAATAAGTAAAACTAAATAATTATGAAATCACTACTCTTTAAATCCGCTTGGAGCATTTTCAAAATGAAAAACGTTTCTTTTTCTCAGGCTTTAACTTTAGCCTGGAGTAAATTAAAACAAGGTTTGAAAGCTGTGATAGTCAAATCAAACAAACTTGTTAAATCTACTAAATGGATAGGTTACGAAACTATTTATTTTAATGAATTGGTTTTTGCTAATATTGTTACTGCTGTAGGTGTAGTGAGTAATGATGGAGCTAAACACGATTACGGAGTTGGAATTTATAACGGAGACTAGATATGGCAAATTGCAGAGCTTGTGGAGGTGTTTTAGGTAGAGATTGTTACAACGAACAAGATTGTATGTCTATATCGCATAATGAACAACAAATGTATTATCGGAATTTGGATCACGCAGAATATTATATTCAAATTCTTATCTATACTTTAGAACAAAACAAAATTACAGTTCCATCATTTTCAGCAGAACCGCCTTTGATTTTTAAAATAGAAAGCACTTGTGAAAATCAATACATAGATGATGGACTGCCTTGGTAAATAATAAATAAAACAAACAAAATGGAAAACATAATTCAAACAAACGAAAAGCATACTTGTGTAACTGTAAGCGAATTTACCAACATAGAAATAATATGTTTCTTTGGGTTTTACTCAATAGAGAGTGCAAGGACTTTAAGATGCTTGTTTACCATTGGAGTGTGGAGGGTTAAATCATTGAAAAACTAAAACAATTTAAACTTTTATAAAAATGGAAAAAGAACAACCTAGAAATCCACCAGCGTTCCCCAATGTAAACACTCACGAAAGAAGCGGAATGACTTTAAGAGATTATTTCGCATCTAAAGCAATTCAGTCTATATTAATAAATTCAAATGAAAATATTAAAGACGGAACAACAGACAGTCACTATAGTCAATTATGTTTTTTAGCTAAAGAAGCGTATGATGTTGCCGACGCAATGCTTAAACAACGTGAGCTATGACAAAACAAATATCCATAAGCAAAAAAGACATTGAAAGCACGGAAACTTTCAAAAGTCTTAAACCAATGAAACAGCAGTTTACATTGTGTAAAACAACAGTACTTCATATACAACACGGTGTAAACGTTCCCGTGCTTGGCGATGTGGCAAGCAAATAAATCCTAAACTTTAACTTCGGTTTAATCTTATCAAACTGCTCTTTATTGCATCGCATTGCAATTTTTTTAAATTTCTCCATTACTTTCACTTTTTAATTTTACTAACTCCTTTACTATTCCTTGATTTGTCACATTAAAGGCGGTTTGATTCTGCCAATTTTCAAAACTGGTGTTTATAGATACGTTACAGGAAATGCTACGATGCCTTTTCATAAGAACGTTTTTGCTCGATAAAACTAAAAATGTGTGATATTACATCAATAGTCCATCCGTTACCAATCATTTTAAATCTTTCTGTATTACTTACACAATCTGTATAGTTTTCAGGTATAGTTTGTAATCTTTCATATTCTTTAGCCGTCAATAACCTGCATAAAGTTTTATCTTCATTTAGTAAATATTGATTTGTATGGCAGTTTTTAGTTGTTAAGCAATTTGCTTTATCATTTTTTACCCAATTCAATCCTTTATCAATTCGCATTTTATCTCCCCAATTCTTAAAAAAACATTTTGGTATTTCTCTAAACGGCAAGTTTTCTAAAACATCTTTAAATAAAATATTTCTATCACTTGGTAAGTCAAATTTTATATTAGTCCAATAAAGTCTATTTCTATTTTGTGCAGAAACTAAATTACTATTAAAAGCAATAGGCTCAACCCCTAATTCTTTTGAAATAATATCACGCCATTCTTTTTTCATATTTACATTTTCTAACATAAATAATACATCAGGATTATTTTGTTTTAACTCATTCAGCATTCTTACATATTCATAGAATAAACCGCTTTTACCATCAAAACCACTTCCGTTACCAAAAGAACTAAAACTTTGGCAAGGACTCCCACCAATGAATAAGTCTATTTTTGGCAAGTCTTTAGCGTGAACCTTTGAAACATTTCCTAATTGTATAGTTTTAGGATAGTTTTTTTGAGTTACTTTTATTGCACTTTCATCTATTTCACAAGAATTAGGGGTTGAGCCTATTGCTTTTAATAGTAATTTAGTTTCTGCACAAAATAGAAATAGACTTTATTGGACTAATATAAAATTTGACTTACCAAGTGATAGAAATATT